GTGTGTGCTCCGCTGGCGGGATTCTTTAAGCCCCAGAATGATTTCGAGCCTAGAGATCCAAGGTTCGTCAGATCTACACCATTGAATTTGACGGAGACAACCGACGTATTGGAGGCGTCTAATTCCACTAGCAGGTATCTGTTGACTCCACTGCCGACAGTGAATGAATACGAAAACGTGTCGACGAAAGAGAAGACATGCTTGCTCGCCAACGGGTCGCTGTTGTCAAGGATTGGCTTAGACATTGACGGCCTCCTTACCCAACTCACCTTCGAGGAACTTCTTGCACCCTTCCGGCGTTACCTTGTAACCCGGCCCTAGGACCGCCATGAGTCGCTTCGTGAAGGCGACTTTGTCATCGACGATCTTGTGAAGGACCCAAGTGGCGATTTCATACTCCTTCTCCCGGAGCGCCCGCGCCAAAGCTTCTTTGGGGTCGGATTCCTTTTGCTTCTTCCAGAATTCGACTCCAGGGGCACATGCCTTCGCTCCCGCCAACCATTCCGCTGTAAGCGTAAGGCTCATCGGGCGACACCGATGAGGTTGACGACAATGCGCTTCGCCACAGCGACAGTCTGGACGACGAAGTCCAGGAGGTCTCCCTTCGATAGCGTCACCGTCCACCCGGTCAGGGTCGATCCCGTCGCCGCGTAGGCGCTCGTGACCGTGGGGGTGGCGGACCCGACGATATAGCTGGAGGAAGCCGGGTAGGACGAATACTTGACGATGGCGACCTTGACCGAACCCGTCGATGTGGTGGGGACGGCCTGATCGATCTGCCAGCTCGTGATCGTCATGTCGTAGGGGACCCGGAGCGGAATGTGACGCGTGCCGGTCGATATGACCGTGGACCCGTCGCCGAGCGTCGCGGTGAGTTGGCGGTCAAGGATTGAGACTGGGAGCGTACCGATAGGAATTGTGTTCGACCCCGTCAGATTCGCCGACGTCAAGTTAGTTAATAGGTGGCCGTTAAGTGCTGGAACCGTCGAAATGAGGACGGTCGTCGCCAAAGTTCCGGCCGTGATTCCGGAGGCTGGGACATGGGCGGCCGTTCCGGCGGTGGTTGAATAGTCTGCCGTGGCCCCGGCCACATTCATAAGTCCGGACCCGTCGCCGTAGTATTTGTCCGCGATGACGGTCTTGAAACGTGTGATCTCCCCCGCCGGGCTTCCCCCGCTGGTGAACACATTGCTCGACACCACCAATTTGTTGGCGGGATAGCCGACGAGCGAATAGGCGTTGTTTCCGACCTGTGTGGAAGTCGCATAGACGACGGCCGCCGCGTGGGTGGAAACGATGATTTTCGCCAGCCCAGGGTTTGCGAGGATGGCGCCGGACAAGTTTGTCGCCATGGCCGACGTGGTTCCGCCCAAGGCGCAATCCACGCCCACGGTCAAGCGGATCCCGTTGATTTCGATGTAGCCCGCGTTCACGCCCCCGGTAAACAGGGCGCTTCCGACGGTCAAACCCGACCCCGAGGAAGACATGGAGTAGGCGTTCCCGGCGGTTCCGACAGCCGTGGCCGTCGCGTATACAACGTTGGACGCGGCCGACGCATCGATCCCGAAGATGTTGTTCAGGGAGGCGGCGATGTTGGTTGCCGTCGCCGCCGCCGTCGCCCCCAACTTCCACTCATACCCGTAACGAAGGCGCTTCCCGTTGACGGTGATGTATTTGTTCTTGAGGGTCGTGTTCGACGCAACGGTGATCGAGTTGGTCGCCTTGACGCCGGCCAATGAAGACACGGACGCCACGGTGATGGACGCTCTCGATTTGCTGGCCGTGGCGAAAGCCCCGGTCCAACAAAAGAGAGCCGCGATTAAGACGAGCAATTTTTTCATCGGATTTTCTCCCGTTGCTTCAATTTGAATTTCTTCCCGTGACGCTCACCTGGACATCCACCGCCCCGCCAGTCCCTTCGTCCACATCGAGACGGAGGTATCGGTGCCCGACTTCTCCAAGGTTCCAGGACGTCACCGACTGCGTATAGGGCGTTGCAAACGTCACGCTCGTCACGGCCATGTTGTACCAGTTGGTCGAATCGTCGGATACCTGCCATTTCAAGCCCCACGTTCCGGCGGTGGCCGTCGGCGTCACCGTGAACGTATGAGGGCCGACCGTGCTGGACGACGTGAGCGTGATGTAGTCCCCCGCGACCGCCCCGGTGGAAGTTTCGGCAAGCTGGAAGCTGTTCGTGTCCACCGCGATGGCGTAGTAGGTCGTCTGGTTGGTGAGACCGCCCAGGGCGAATCCGGCCGTGCTGTAAAGGACAGGCGTCCCGGTGGTCAAACCATGATCGTCAACTGAAATGGTCGGCGTGTCGATGGTATAGGCGGACGCTGTCCCTCCCGTCATAGCCGCCCCGGAGCGCGTGATCCCCGAAAAGTTTGAAACGAGGGTATAGGCGTTCACGCCAACGGCGTTGGATTCAAGAATGACCAGGGTGGAACTTGGCGTCGCGGTAACCAGATTCATCAAGTCGGGTTCCGCATTGATGGACGCCGCGATCATCGTCGCGCAATGGGCCGCGGTGTCGGTGGACACCACCGGGACAGCGGTCCCGTTGATGGTGAGGACGGTGGTCGCCAATCCGCCCGAAAATGTGGCGGCGCCGACAGCCAGGCCCGACCCATATTTCGTCAGGGTGTAGTCGTTCGCGGCCGTGCCCTTCACCCGAGCCGTCAAGGTGACGACCGTGGGGGCTGATGTCGCCGCACTCACTTCGTACAGGTGGTTAAGTTTTGCCGCGATATCGGCGGCGGTGAGGGCGGTGGTTGCTTTTGTTTTCCAGTCGTAGCCGTTTCGGAACCGGCGCCCGTTCAACTTGAACCAGGCATTTTTGAGCGTGGACGTGGACGAAACCGTGATGGTGTTCGTCGCGTAGGCCCCGTCGATGCTCGTCAACGACGAAACCGTGAACGTCCCAATGGAAACGCCACCGTCGGCCCACGACACGGCCGACAAGGTCCCGCTGGAAAGGACGGCGGTTGCCGCCACGGTGTCGATACTGGCCCTGTTCTGCCCGGCTGTTTTCAGGTCCAGGGTATAGGTCTTTCCATAGGCGACGATTTCGTTCGCAAGGTAGTCGCTGTAAACGATGGACGACGCCCAGGCAATCCCGGCGAGGCCCACGATACCGGCGATGAATAGAATGAGCTTTTTCATGGTCACTTCCTCCTTAATTTCAAAAGATCGCTGTCGATCCACATTTCTTATGTTGCGTCACCAAGATTCCGCTGTTGTAGAGCGTGGGCGTGTTCGCATATTGGAGCGTGTACCAGAGGTCGTACGTGTGGACCCCGGCCGCGATCTGATAAGGGAAACCTCCCGACGCCCGGTCCACCCAACGGATCGGGAGGACGGCGCACAACCAGTCCCCGGCGGCTACTTTCGGCATGTAAAGGCCGCGCTGGACCACGGCGCCGTCCCGCTTGAGATAGATGAACAACCCGCTTCCGGGGGCCGACGCTTGCCAGTAAACGCACACATGCCCGTCGGCAACGACGACATCTCCATTCTCCACCGTAACCGATGCCAGCGCCCCACCGACACGGTTGACAGGCCCGGGGTCCGAAAAGGCGAAGCTGTTATAGGTGAACCCGAAGAAGGCGTTCGCCGCCGCGCCCGACACGATCTTCGCGGACGTCACTGAATTGTCGGACGGTGTGATCGTCCCCGTGAGCTTCGATGCCGACAGGGACGTGATCTGCGCGTCCAGAATGGCCCCGATGATCTTGGTCGCGGACATCCCAGCAATTTGTCCGTCGGCAACCGTCCCCGTCAGCTTCGACGCCGCCATCGCGTCGATTTGAGCGTTTAAGATCAAGCCGGTGAGCTTGGATGTTGAAAGCCCGGTGATCTGTCCATCCGCCACCATACCGATCAACGTGGACGCGCGAACAGGGAAAAGGAATTTCCAGTTCGTGTCGTCGGTCTGGACGGGGAGAGCGTTCCCCGTGTTGGTGTTGGTCAGGGAGGCGTAAAGTTCATACGTCCCCGATTTCTTGACGATGGAATTCTGATGGTACTCGGTGTTCGCGTTCCACTCGGGGACGCCATCTTGCATGAGATAGGCCAACATATAGCCGTGGACGTACTCGATGGCGTTCGCGTCTTCGAGGAAAGGAGCCCGATTCGCGGCGACGATGGCGGCCTTCCAGCCGCTGTCCCACGCGGCGAGGGATTGGATGAGGGCGATGTCTTTGGTCTTTACCGGAGCCCCACCCGTCTGCGAACCGAACTTCGCAAAATCGTCCGTGGGTCCTGCCGATCCGAACAGCTTATAAACGACGCGAGACAGACGGGACATGAACTTTCCTCCGAATTAAAAAGTGGCCGACACACCCGCCGGCTTTGGAAGCAACTGCATTTCGCTGGCGATGGTATAGAGGGTGTCCGGGTCGCCAGGGTTGTGGACGTATTCGATGGTCATGTTCTCGTTGTCCTGCAAACCGAGGTTTGTTCCAAAGAACTCGAACAGGATATCGTCGATCTCCTTGACGCTCAAAAACCGGGACTGTACTTTTGCCAGGAACTTCGTCATCCGACGAAGTTCGTCATCCGTCATAGCGTATAAAGCCCGGAGCGCGTCCGCGTACAAAATCCAGTAGGCGGTGGGATCTTCGCCGTAGACCGAAAACCCTGAAACCGTTTCGGGGGACGGGTCCGTGTAATAGGGCATGGCGAAATAATCCCGCGTCAGGTCCAGGCCGTACACCGTGCGCGTCAAGCCCCGGTATGCCGCCAGCTTGTCGATCTGTTCCCCCACCGCGTCGTCCAGGTCGAACGCTTCCTGGACGAGTGAGAATAAATTCTCGGCGGTCGCCTCTCGGACAAAGACACCGGTCACGCGCCGGGCCCGCGTCTTCGTCACGTATTGCATGATGAGGAGGTTGATATAGTAGGTCGTCAACTCGTCGAAGACGACGGGGAAATCAATCGCTCCCCACAAGCCCGGACCCCATCCACCACCGCCCCAAAGTTCAGGCATTAGGCCGTCACCGTGATCCGTGAAACGTCAAGAACGAATTTGTGCTGGTAATCCGTCGGGTCCAGAACGTCGTCCCAATCCGTCCCGTTGTCCGAAACGCCAACGGTCGTCAGGAAACCGTTCGGAGCGATGGCAAGCATAGCCACCACGACGTCCCCGATGTTCGCCGACTGTCGGAGGCTATAATGAAGCGCGGCCACCAAAGACGCCTTGATGGCGTCCGTGTCGAACGTCACCCCCGAGTATTTCGGGACGATGGTAAACCGAATATAAAGGTTCTCATAGACGGGACGATCAAATTTTCCGACGAACGTGGTTCCGTTGGGGCGGGTGATGGTGACTTCCTCGGCCCCCTTTTGTCCACACCCCGGAATTTTCTTCGAGTAGATGGCCTGTCCGATGTCATTGTTCGCACCCCCCTCAACGATGGCCCAAATGGATCGCGCCGGGATTCCCAGCACCGTCCCGGACGTGTCGTTCTCAACAACGATGGCGTCCGTCACATCGGAAACAGAACGGAGGGCGGCTTCCATCGCGTCCGCCGGCCCGGTGGCGGCAAGATTGAAGCTGGCCGAGTGGCGGATCTTCAACGCCATATCGGTTTCCTCGTCGTCCCCGATGATGGAGGCGGCCGACGGGTTGTTGATGTCCGTGACGCCCAGGGTGACAGTCACCTGGTTGGTGATCGTGTTGGGGGTCGTCTGGACGGCGCCAATGACTTTGGCGCGGAACGAGAGCGTATAGACCCCCGGCGCCGCGATGACTTCGGTTTCCGCGAGGATGAACTGGTTCCCAGCGTCGTCCGCAACGGTAAAGCCTTCTCCGTCCGCGCTCCCAACGTCTGCGTCCAGGCCCGCCAAGGTCAAGGCCCGGTCCACGGTTACGTCCACATCGGTGAAGGTATAGGACCCGGGCTGGCGCGAAAGACCGTTCAACGCGACGCGCTGGTCCAGGAGCGTCCCGAACGCCTGGTTGACGGCGAAGGAGGCGTAAATCTGTTGGAGGAGTTCCAGGTTGTCCAAGGCGGCTTGGGCGAATATCCCGATGAGTTGTCCGTCCGGGGAATTCTGGTCAACGTTGATGTCCGACCCAAAGATGGCTTGAAGACCCTGGATGAGAGAGCTTTTTATTTCGTCCAGCGTCTTGATCTGCAACCCCGACCCATCGAGCTGATTCGGCATTTAGGCCACCCCGGAGGAGAATTGGATAAGTCCCTGGAAGGACTGGCTGAAAATCGTTTCAATGTCGTACGTGATCAGAACAAGCCTCGTCGTCTCATTAAATTCTACCACGACGGAGTTGATCCCAACAACGCCTTCCGACTGAAGAATTAGATTCTTAATTTCCGCCAGGAGGTCGTCCTGTTGGCCCACGTCCAGACGGGCCTTCCAATCGATCCCGTCCTTCATGGCAAAAAAGCAATCGCCCACCCAGGACAGGAGGCGAGTTTTTATGTTCTGCTGAATAGCCTGGTCGTCGCGGGCGTAGTCGCTTTTCCCTTTCCCAAATCGCCAATCGTTTTCGGCGTCCACCTTCCGGATGATCATGACGAGAGCAACCCCCCGAGAATGGTTTTCTGCGCGTCCAGGGCCGTCTGCGAGGCCGCCGAAACGGTCCCCAGGCCACCTTGCGGGTCCTGGACGGTCACGGCCTTGATGGCGTCGATGAGTCCGTTGATGGCCGTCAACAGGTCCGTGGTCGCGCTCTTGACCCGGACCTTGCCGCCCACGGCCGTCACTTCTCCCGTCCCCTGGATCATGGACACCGCGGACCCGTCCTTTTTCACGGCCACCTTTGCGGTCCCGGCGACCAACCGCCCCTCATCCGTGGGCGCGGCCGGCTGGGAGCTGGTCAGGGCGTCCACGCCCACGATGGCGATGGCGTCGCTCAAATCATGGCACCGAGAATCAAAGGGGGCCGCTTCCGCCCCGGTCTTGAACCAGGCGTCCAGGTTCCTGTCTGCGAACAGGACGAGGCATTGGTCCCCCGCCGTAATCGGCATTTGGAGGTAGACCCCGCCCCCCTGCGGCGTGACGACCGGGACGTCAATGAGAGGGGGATATGAGGCCACCGTCCCGTCCGGGAGGGTCCGCTTGAAAAGGAGATGGATTTCCGCCGTCTTCTTCGTCACGTCAAAACTTTCGATCCGGCCCACGACCGCGACCCGGATGGACCTGGAAATGTCACGCCCAAACGATTTCATCATTTCGATGACCGTTGGCTCGATGATCGGCTTGAGGGAGGCGGTCACTGGAGAACCCCCACGGGGATCCCGCTTCCTTTGTCCAGGTTAAGCGTCGTCACCGTCTCGGCGTCAACGGCTCCGCTGATGGTTCCGCGGTGAGCGATCCCCTTCACGATGTAGTCACCGTTGTTTTTCTTCTCCTCGCTTTGGAGCTGGACGAGCTGTCCGATGGCGCGGAGAGGGTCAAACATGACGTCCACGTCCACCCTGTTTTTGAATTGCATCTGCGCCCGGAGGAGTCCCGTGTTCCCGGAAATCAAGGGGGAGGCGTTCTGGACGTTTGAAATATATTCGTCCGGTTTCAGGACGTGGGCCTTCTCGTTGTCGATGAAGGCCAGCGCCCCGTTGTTCTCGGCCATTTCCGAAATCATGGACCAGGTGTTGCCGACGAAGGACGTCCCGCGTTCCCCCACCATCGGGAGGTCGCCTATGGCCCCTGGCGTGACGTGGCCGGGCCCTTTGAGGTCGTCCATCAGGCCCTTGATGAGATCACGTATGCTCTGCCCGGCCGGGAACGTCTTGGAGGACTGTGCGCTGGTGATCGCCACCCCGCCATCAAAGGCGCGGATCTCCGTGATCCAGTCGGCTTTTTTTCGCGCGGAGTAGGCCACCTGGACGTTCCCTTGGAAAATGATCGGGAGGGGATTCTGTCCGACGTAGCCCGCCTGGAACACCAGCCCCCGATAGGTCCGGACGTCATAGCGGTCATGGAAAATCTTGTTCCGCGTGTTCTCCGACAAATTGTAGATCGTGAAGCGCCCCGTGTTCGCACCGGAGAAAAGGGTCCGCTGAACATCGAACTCAACCGTGACGGGGTATTCAATCACGACCGAGTTGCCGGCGTCGTCCACCTGGATGGTCAGACGATGGCGTTTTCCAAACTTCATACGGCGCTCCCGAAGATGTCCATTTCAACCGACCGGACTTCCTCCGCGTTAAGGACGTATAGGCTCACGCGCTCCGACAAAAAATCCTGGACGCTGATAGGGTCCACACCGTCCGACGCCACGCAAGCGATCCCGAAGCGGGCGGTGTTCCGCCAGGGCCGGATGATGTTGGGATGGAGGCAAAGGTTCAGGCCCAGGAGGATGATGTCTTCGTGCGTCACGTCCATCATCCACCGCTGGACCGCCGGAAGATATCGAAGGTTGAGCGTCAGGATGGACCCGTCGTCCAAGGCGATGGTCGTCTTTTGGTTGGCCTCGGACCCGATGTTTTCGATCCGCTTCATTGGGTGATCCCGAAGACGGAGGAGAGCAGAGACACGTTCGCCGTGGTCCCCTTGGTCGTGCCCTTGTCCTTGTTCGGCTCCGCTTGTTGGGCGGCGCGCTCGGCGAACTGGGACGGGTCAATGGTGGCCGATTGCGTGTCCGCGAACCGGACCTGTTTTAGGGTGACAGAAATATCCGTCTGAAATTTCGTGTCCTCGCCCTGGGTGACGAGGATCGTTTCGATCATCATGTCGTCCAGAACGGTCCAGGGTGTCGCCACCGAGATTTTGGGCTGGTACTTCGCGTCCTTTTCGACGACGAATGTCGTCCCCGCTTCGTGCATGGCCATGAGAGTGGCGAACGCCTTCTCTTGCGCGGTGGCGCCCGGGACCGCCTTCTGGAACATCCCGACGATGTTCTTGGTCCGTTCGGCGTAGTTGTTCACCTTGTCGGTGATATTTTGCGCCTGGGTGAGAACGCCCTGGACTTTCCCCAAGGCTTGCGGGGTATATTTACCAAGGTAGGCGGGGACCGTGGTCAATTTGCTTTGGATAAGGCCCAGGAATCCGGCGAGTCCGGCCTTCCTCTTGTAGACCATTTCCCCAACGAAGCCTCGCAACGTGACCCGGATAGGCTTGACGATTCGATGGTCATTTAGGACGCCGCCGTTCTCCGAATAGTGGTCGGTGATTTCAGCCGAAAAGGTGACGGTCGTTTCACCCTCGTAGTCAAAAACGAATCCGCCGATCCCGGCGACCCCCTTCGGCTTCACCTTGATCTTTCCGCTGGTCAACTGGTTCAGGTAGTCGGACGCCTTCATCCCGGCCGAGTTGACGGCGTTTTGCCCCGCGCTGATCCCGGACGCGATGGTCATCGTCCACCCCCCTCGCTGTTCCCGAGTTGGATAGTGGCGTCGCTGATTTCGGCCTTGACTGCCTTCGCCGTGTGCCGACCGACTTCCTCGGCGGGCGCGGTGCTATGGACCTGGACGGTGACGTGGTTGTTCTGCGTGACCGTCTTACTGGTCCGTTCACGAAATTCGCCGGGGGACACGTAGGCGGCTTCTTCGATGGAACCGACGTTCTTCCCGGCGTTGAAGCCATATTTGAAGAAGCCGGTCAGGAGGTCCGCCGTCACACGACCCGCCGCGCCGGGGTCGCCCTTGATGATCCCGGCGTCTTCCTTCAACCCTTTGGGGCCCACCTTGTGCCCGGTGAGCTTTTCCATCGCCTTTCCGAACACGGACACCCCACCCTGCGACCAGACGTAAAGGTCTTCCATGATGAGGAGCAGGGCCGTCACCGTGGCGGTCAGGGGGGCAAAGGCGGCGTTCAAGGTCATGATGGCGGCCACCGCGACGGGGACCGCGTATTTGAATTGAAACATCCATCCCACCAGGGACGAAATGGCGGCGACCACGTTCCCGAGGAAATGCGCGAGGGCCGGGAGGATCCGGTGGATGAATTCCTGGAGGAACGGGAGGAGCGTCCCGATCGTACGAAACATCAGGTCATGGAGTTCCATTTTCAGCTTCGTCAGTTCGAGCTTTAGGGTTTGGAACGCCTTGATCTGTTGGGGGGACATGCCGACGACGGTGTTCGAGAACGCCTTGAATTTCTCGTCGGACAGGGTGAGGACTTGCATCATGTCCGGAGTGAGCCCCATCTGCGAAATAAGGCTGGTGGCCGTCCCCCTGTCCATGCCCTTCACGCGCTCACGAAGCTGTTCGATGACCTTGAAGGCGTCCTGGCGCAGATCGATGCCGAGGATTTGGAACGGAGAAATGTTTCCCTTCCCCATTCGGATATCGACGAGTTGGCGTTGGAGGGCTGAAACGGAGGACGTGACCGCTTCGGCGGACACGTTGGCTTGGAGGGCGACCCGTTGCCAGGTCTGTAATTCTTGGGAGGAGAGGCCCGTCTGCGCCTCGAACGCGCCGAAGGCGACGGCCGCGTCCATCGCGTCACCGATGACGTCCCGGAGGGCCAGGCTGATCCCGGCCAGGGCCGCGATCCCGGCGACGGCTTTCAGGGGGATTTCGCCGATGGACGAAACGAAATCCTTGAGCTTGAGCGTTTCCGCATCCACCCCAAGAGTGACGAAAAACTCACCGATGTTCACGCGCCGCCCTCCTTCTGATTGAGGGCCATGTAGGCCCGTTCATAATCGTCGCGGAACTTCTCGTATTGGAGCATCGCCACCACGATCCCAACCGGCATTTTCAAGACCTTCTCCGGGTCCCCCCCACCGTACCCCGTCCGCGACAACCGTAACGCCACCACCAGGGCGTCGTCGGCCCGGACGGTTACTTTTGGGAGGCGGCCGGCGCCGCGGGGAGCGCCGCCTTCAACCTGGAAAAGGTCGTCTTGAAAAAAGGGCCGCAATTCACCTCGATGATTTTCCAGGCGATGTCGTAGAAGTCTTTCCGGGCCTGCGTCCCGATCTTCGGATCGTCGAACAGGTCCGAGGACACCACGATGTTGTCGTAGGTCGCCCGGGCCGCGCATTGGAACAGGGCCTTTTCGACCTCCGGGGACGTGGCCGCCGCGATCACCCCGTCCTTCAACACCGACACGTCCATCTTCATGATGTCCGCCGACAGCGGAAGGCCCTTCACGGAAGCCAGGAGCGCCTTTTGGAGCGCCATGGCGTCCACGAAGGGCGCTTGCGAAACCGTCAGGCTTGCCCCCGACGCGAGTTTGAAGTCCATCAGCCCACCCCCTGGTCCTGAACCTCTCGTTTCCAAATACCGATGATCGCGTTGATGTCGCCCTGCTTGATCCCGCGACCCGACAGCCACCGCGAAATCCTCTGCGGCGTCCAAAGGTCCCCTTCCAGCGTCATGTTTGGGTCAACCTCTTTGGTGTATTCGTCCAGGAGGTCAAGGGCGCCGGATGGATCGACGGCGTTCATTCCGGAGTAATCCGACGTCCTGTCATCGGGAATACTGATTTTTTTTCCGCACGTTTTGCATATGAACATGTACCCGGTCCCCTTCCAGGTCTTGTCCTCGACGTAATCATGCTCGGAAGTCGCCACGCCCTTGTGCGTTTTTCTGTCAGCGTTCCTAATCTCGGCCCACCAGCCAGGGTTCCCGATGGGGTATTCGTCCTTCTCTTTCAGCTTCACCCACCGGCCCTTGTACTGGACGTCGTCGCCCTTCTTGGCATCGGCCCCGGCCGTCTTGAGGTTGATGAACACCTGATCGCCGATTTCGAGCTTGTCGTTGTCGGCCGTACCATATTTCCGCGCGCCCAAGGCCGCCAGCTCGTTTCTCTTTTCCGCCGATGTTTTCATGGCATCAAGCTCCTCCTCCGCCTTTTTAGCGCAATCCGGACACATCCCATGCGTCGTCCCGGTTTCAGAAGACGGCTTGGTCCCCATATCCTTCCCGCACCAGGCGCAAACGCGCTTGAGATCGTTGACGATGCGGACGGTAACGGATAGCGAAGCCATTACTGGATGGAACGGTCGCCGTTGGCGAAGTGAATCTCCCATTCCGCGACGGCGGACTGGATGTCGCCCTCCGCGTTGGACTTCGCGGCCGGAGACTTCTTCGGGTACCCGCCGGCAAGCTGGTAGACGGTCGTGTTGATGTTTCCCCGCCCGTCGCCCGACCGCTTGGCGTAGGAACCCGTAAAGGGGATGAACCCCGCCGGGTCGCTTTTCCATTCCTGCATCCGGCTCGTGATGAGTTTATCATCGTGCGACCCGGACAACAGCCGGACCTTGATGACGACCATCCGGCCGCTTTCCTTCATGGCGACGATGGTGTTCCCGTTCTTGGACACCTTCATCTCCGAAATGTTCTCGGGGATTTCGGCTGAAATGTAATCGCCTTCCGCGTAGTCGGCCAGCACCGTCCCGTCCAGTTGAAGGACGTCGTTCCCTGTCTGCGAAGTCGAGCCCGGCATAATTGAATCCTCCTATTGGTTGACGTTGACGATGATGCTGGAACTATGGATCGCGCCCTGCTCTTTGACCGCGATCTGAACCAGGGGCGCGCGCCGGTCCGTACGATCGGACTGTGCCTGGTTGGCGACGGGCTGGGAGTAGACGTAGTATCCCTGATCCGAAATATTTCGGATGAGGTCCGCCGGGTTCCCGAACACGGTGGAGGACGTCCAGGACCCGCGACCGATGAAGCCGTTCCCGGCCGCCTGGGCGCACACGCCGCGAAGGACCGATTTCAAGCCCTCCATCCCTTCCTCGGTTTGCGGAATCTTGGTGTTCGTTTCCCGGAGGAAGTTGAAGGCCGCCGTCTGGAGGGCGAACTTGAACCAGAGGGAATTGTACACCTGGTCAAAGAACGCATTCTCCCCGCTGGTGAACAGGGAGGGGACGCCCGCCATCGAGCAATAGACGTCCACCCCGGCGGCGACGGCCGCTTCAAGGGCCGTCTGGTCGATGGTCTGGTCGGGGGTGATTCCGGCCAGGGATTTCAGGTGCATGGTCTGCGCCGTATTGATCCCGGCGAAGTTCGTGGACAGGGCCCGGCCCGCGTAGGCGGCGGCGAACTTCTGCGTGTCCAGGGGCGTCGCCGAGTAGTAGTACAGGCAACGGGTATGCGTCTCCGAAGCCGTCCGCACGTCGTCCAACATGCCGGCGGGGGCGAAGTCCGCGGCGGTGCGGGAAGCGTAAAACAAGACCTTGTCGATGGTCTGCATGTAGGCCGCGAGAGCGACCAGCGGGGATTCGGCGAGGACTTCATCCACCAGGACGCCGAAGTAGTAGACCGAGTTCATGGTCCGAGCGATGGCGGCCGGGAGGGTTTCATCCGAAGAAGCCAGTCCCCCCGACAGCGTGGTGGGTCCGTCCGGGGCGTCCTGGACGTCGGTTTCGTGACCGGTGGACAGGGCGACCGATACCAGGGCGGAAGCTCCACCGTCGTTGTCGATGGCGCGTTTGATGTCGGCGGCGTCCGTTTCGCCGTCCACCATCGTCACGGTGATCGCGCTGGAGGCGACATCAACGGTTTCCCCACCCTTGTCGATGCCGCCCGCGAGGTAGGTCGTGGACACGGGGCCGGTCTGCTTGGTGGCGCCCTGCCCCGCGAGGATGGTGACGTTCACCAGCGCGGCGGCGGCGGGCGTCCCATCGATGGCGGCTTTGAGTTGCGTCGCCGACGTGTTACCGGTGTCGATCTGGACGTTGATGTGCTTCCCGGACACCGTGACGACCTCTGCCCCGGCCGTGGCGCCGGTCGTATAGGAAACAGAAATCCCGTTCCCTAATTTCCCGGTAGCGTCGGCGTCGTAAACGAGGCTTTGGATGGTGACGGTCGCCGCGGGAGCGTCCACGTATTCGATGCTGATGGAGTTCCCAGCCACCCCCGCCGTCTTGGCGGCGAAGGTGAGGTCTTGGAGGGTCAGGGAAGCGGCGACGTCCACGTCGGACAACGCCGGGATGACCACAAGGTAGCCATTCGTCGTGAGGACGTTGGGCTGTTGAGCGAAGAAGGAAACCGCCAGGGTGTAGACGGGGGAAGCGGATCCCCAATCGGTCAAAACCTCGGAGGAGTTTTTGTAGACCTTGAATGCGAGCGAGCCCCAGGACCCCGGCTTCGTCTCGCGGGTCAAAAGGGCGGCGGTGTTGACGTTTGGAAGCCCGAGGCCCGATTGGGCCGACAGGATCGAAACGTTGATGACGTTGGAAAGGTCGATCGTTTGTTCGTCACTCATTGGAATGAACCTCCGTGGTCGCGAATGTGTCGTAGAACTCGGCCGCCTTCACCTTCGTCTTGATCGACTTGATGATGAGGGTCGTGGTGTAGCGGTTCAAATACTTTGTCTCTTCCAAACTGGACGCATTGGCGAACCCCTGCGGGACGCGGGCGATCTGGAACCCGTAGTCCCCTTGCGCCCGGAGGCACCGTTGTGAGGCGAGAGCCATCAGAATTTCCTCTTTCCTCGCCCGGGCCGATTCCCCGAAACTCATCACGTCGATCTGGACCAACTCTTGCATCGCAACCTGTTGGACCTCATTCGCCGCGTCCGTCCCCGCATCCTCCAAAAAATTGTTGTTCCCGATAGGCTTTCCACTCAACACCGAGAGCGCCACATAAAGCCCGTCGTCCTGCGGGATTCCCCATTTCTGAAACGACAGCATGATGTGGCCGGCGTCCAGGGACATCTCGTCGCGGATCACGTCCGCCAACACCTTGATCGGTTCGCGCCAGCTAAGCATGGACGTTGCTCCGTTCCGTCAGCTCGTAGGCGAAATGACCGCCCTGCGACCAATCGTCCTTCGACATGACCTGGTAGGTCTTCCCGTCGTATGCCGTCACCGCGTCGCCCAGGGCAAGCTCCTGCGTCGTGTAGAGGCGGAACCATTTCCAGCGTCGTTCACCCTCGGGCTTCACCAGGAGCTTTTGCGTCGTCTCGGGCTGGAGGATCCCGTCGAACGTGACCGGCGGCGCCAACGTCTCGGACGCCTCATAGTCCACGGGAACGCGGGTCGCCACCTGGAACCGTGTCGGTTCGGTCAGTCCCCAAAAAGCGTCGGACACGTCCGGGAAGCTCATCGTTTTTCCACCTTTGACGTGATGGCCCGCCGAAGCTCGCCGCGATCAATCAGGGGCGAAGACGACCCCTTTCGTCGGATGGTCCCCGGCGTGTTGGGAGCCCATGACCCGAACCCGGCGCTGGCGAACGCCTCCTGGATGGCCTTCTCACACGCGAGTCCCAACCGCTTCAAAATCCCCACGTTGTCGCCTTCCGCCAGCTTCTTGAGCGCGCCATCGGAAGCGTCGGACACGATCTCCTCCGATTTTTGAAAGAGGGGGAGGCGAAGGAAAGGTCGGGGAGGGATTCCGCCCGACCACGACCCGAACTCATGGATGGCCCCGACCTCGGCGTTTGTCAAGACCCCTTCCTCCTGCTTCGACTTGCTCCCGAAAATCCCCACCT